GTCTATGGCCATTACTAGTCCTTAATCAATTATTTCTTGTGTTTGCCTGAATTTGCGACCAAGAGCTGGCGCGCCTAATTCATAGGCAGCCAACCCAGCAGCACCAAGCCCTAGCTGACCTAGCTGTTTTTCCCAGGGCTGTACCGCTGCTCGCACAGAAAACCCAGGCACGCCAGGGAGAATATCTTCAAGCAAACGACTTTTATCTTTAGCTGATAAACCTGCTTTTTCTTTTATAAGAATATTAGCTAACTTACTCTCGCTGATTTTTTTACTTTTTAATTTATCAAAAGCAGGATGATTATAAGGAGCAGCTTCCTTACCATATCTTTTAGTTATATCTATGTATCTTTTTAAAAGCTCAGGGTTATTCTGCAATGAAGTCATCATTGAACCCTGTATTCTTTTTAATAGCTTGTCTGCATTTGCGACGCTTGTTGGCTCAACTGTTGTTTGCGGCTGCTTGGCTCTTATCTTTCTGATATCGTTTTTTATAGCGCTTTGTAATGCATGCGCATTTGAAAAGTTTGGTTCTTCTTGAAAAGTTCTTGCTACCTTCTTAGCTCCAGAACTCAATGACCTATAAGACTCATTAGCTTTATTCTTTATATATGCCGGCACCCTTAAATTCTCACCTGCATTACTTTCTTTAAGAGCATTAAAAAAATCTGTGTATTCATTTTTAAATTTGCTTTTAACTGCTTTTTCATTAGCTGCAATTTTCTTGCCAATAGATTTTGCTGTTAAGGTTGATAAACCCTCAATACCTGCGCCAAGAGCACCACCTAAAGCCCTTTGCTGTAGTTGTGGCTTGTCTTCTTCATCTGTCGCCGATACACCAAACCCGGCAAGCGCAGATTCTGCCATTTTTGCCGCAAGCGAACCCTCAGCGCCACCCCTTGCCAAAGAACCCAAAGCAGCTGCACCTTTTGACGCCGCACCGGCTGGCACTAAAAACCCACCCAGCTCACCGCCAAGCATAGCGGCTCTTGATACAGGGTCTTGCCTGCCATATTTGGTTAAATCCAGCGTTGGTATTCTTGGAACATCAACCCCAACCATGCCAGCAGCAACAGCAGGCAAATTAGCCAAACTAGTTGCACCGCTAATGGCACCCTGAAGTATGCCGCCCCCGATTTCTGGCAGTCTGGCCGACTCAACTGGGTCAATAACATACTTTTGCGCAATGTCTCCAACAGATTCCAGCCAGCTTTTACGTGGACGGCCGATATCTTTCTTAGACTCACCGCCACCAAACCTTTCCTGCATTCTCTTAGCCGCTTCAGGATTAAAATCAAAATTAGCCATGTTCGTTATGCTCCATATGCTGCAAGTATTTTATTGCGCTTTTCCGCTGGAAGTTTACTAAGATAAGCAAACATTTCCTCTTCTGAGCCTATGCTATTTAATTGCATCATCTCTTGAGGAGTAACGAACTTTGATAACTGCTCATCTCTTTTTATTCTCTGCCTAACTTCACTTGATATCTTGCTTAAGTCAGTTTCTTTCTGGGCTTGTTGAATCGCCTTATAAGCCGGAACGCCCTGCCTGATGTATTCAGCTATTAGGCCGTTACGCTTTTGAACAATATTGGCTATCTTTTCCATTGACTCAAGCTTACCCATAAATACGCCCGGAAAGTCACTTGTCGATGGTTTAATGGAATTAATTAATGATTGATCACGCCCTGTAAACGCACCCTTAATGGATTTTGCAGCATCCAGAACAATATTTCCTAATGTAGACTGAACATCTCCAAGCGTCTTCCTATCTTGCTCGTTACCAGTCCACTTGGCCAATGCGCTTTGAACTGGACCAACAACATTCATTAGGTTTTGATTCCTATTGAATGTGTCCCTTATAACGCCCAAATTTGTTAATGTTCTATCAACATCTATTAATGAATTGTTAGCATTATCAGCAATTTTCATGTCTGCTTTAACGTTTTCTTTAGCTCTTTCTTTATCACCAGCAAGCGTTACAGGGTCAACGCCCAACTGCACAGCTCTAGCAGTAACCCTCCCACTAGGATATTTTATAGACTCAAAAAGCTGCCCTGTCTGTGGGTCTTGTTTTATTTGAACGGATTTCTTAAATCCTGCTTTTTCAAAGTCACTTCTAAATTGAGGATTTGATTCGTACAAAGCATCTAAATGACTAGCATTAGGGTTGCCTTGCTCAATAACAACCTCATTAGCACGCGCGCTATCTTTCTGCAATTGTTTAATATCTTGTAGTTTCTGAGCCATCCCAGAATCTTGTGCAGGCTGCGCAATTTGCTGAGGCGCACCATCTTGCATAAATGACTGACCCATGGATGATGGCTGAGCACCACTTAACAAATTAATGAAAGCCCTCATTCTTTCAGCTTGCATTTTTTGCATTTCTGCATCAGAACGGGCTTTTTCAGACTGCGCACTCATAAGATCATATTTCAATCTCTGCTCTTGTGGCATGGCCTGCATTTGCATCTGCTTAAACGCATTAGCAAGCCTTGCAGCCTCCGCCGCCCTAGCGTCTGCATTTTCTGCTCTTATCTCTTTTTGTTGCTCGCGCTTTTCCATTTCAGGTAGCAAACCTGCCTGATAACCTTGCGCAAGGCTACCCACAACGTCCGGCATCCTAATTAATGGAATGTTTGCAAAATTCATTGGCTGAAATGGCATCGTTTACCCCTTAGAAAAATTTACCGGCAGAACCTAATCCACCTAAACCCTTAAAGATATTGCCCCACATGTCAGACTGATTTTGCTGCCTCTGTAATGCATCCCTAAAAGCCATACTGCCTTGCGTGCCTAAAACATTAGCCAAAGACTCAGCCATGTTAGTTCCAGCACCCAAACCACCGCTGTATAGATTCTGCTGCCCCTGAAGACCTGCGCCTTTCACACCTAAAGCATTCTGTAACCATTGCTGCATATCCTGGCTTAATAGCCCTTGCGTTAGCCTCTGCTGCTCTGCTTGCTCGTAAGGCGTGCCTCGCATTCCTCCAGCCGCTGCTGAATTAGCTGCCGCCTGTGACATTTGCTCTTGCTGATACTTATATGCATCACTAGGCTGATACCTACCCATCAATTCATTAATAAGAGCCGTCGGGTCTTGAGCCATTGAGCCATATTGCTCCTCAAGAGAACCAGCCGCGCGTTCTCCACGCTGAAATGCAGGGTCTAAGTAAGGACGCATAGCATCAGGTATCTGTTGGTAATACTGATTTGCCGCTCCTGCCGCATTCGGGGTGTCGCCAAATAAAATGTCAAATAAACCCATGTGAGTTCCTTATGTACTTGTAATCGTTTCAATCGTGCTAGCAGCAGTTTTAACCTTTAGCTTTGCTATGTCTGTATCAAACCAAATGGTGCCAACTGGCACGGCAGTATTAGCGCCATAACTAGTTATCTCAGAAGTGGTTGCTTGCGGTAACTGCAAACCTTTATTAATCTGTCTAACCAGCTCGTTTAATGTCTGCCATAAATTATCATTATACAGACTTGCATCAGGTGTTAAATTGCCGTCTTTGTCTGTGTATTTCATATCAAAAAAAACTGGTAAATCAGGTAATGACATTAGCCCTCTACCTCCAAAACGCCGTTAGATGCAACGAACCTTTGTAAGCCATAAAACCTAAGCATGATGGTTATCTCGTTTGCCTGACCTAATCTATGCCATGAAATTCTATTTCTAAACTTACCCTGGTGATTAAGCTCTCTAGCAATTAAGTTACTGAAAGTTGCGCAACCGTTTTTACTAATTGCCATTTCAACCTTTGGTGTATCACCGGGCTGAACAATATAACCATCCTCAGACAAAACCAGAGCGCCACCCTGTGACACAATCGGCGTGCCATCTTCATCCACAACCTGCCCGAATATTGTTAATGGCATACTATAAAACTCATTAACGCCTTGCTCCATGATAAAGCTAAACTCGGTTATCCGAAACGGTTCGCTATTAGCTGAGCGAATGGTTTTGCATATTCTAATACGTGGGATAAGGTCGCCCTCTGTGGCGCCAATTGTGTCTATTTGCTGGACTATATCAGTCGATGTTTCGTACAAATCACCATCTGCTATTGATATAAAATATAATGTGTTGTTAAAAAATGCCGCTTGTCTAGCCGGATGATTACTTAAAGATGCGTCTGTTAAATATGAAAACTGACCAGTGTTGAAATCGTAAACTAAGGTAAATGGGTCAGTTTCATTATAAAAAGTTAGCTGATAAAACAAATGGCCGTCTTGCCTGAAAAAGAATCCGGTTGAATCTGATACGTTTTCAACTGATGATAACAAATTGTCTATACCGTCAGTTGATAGGTTCTTAACGTCCGCGCCATCTGTCATCATGATTGTGCGTGTGTTCTCTTCATTCTGCCCAAGCCAACAAATAAAGTTCTCGCTTGCTGCAATCGTCTCTCTTGAAGCGCAACCGCTGTCAATGTTGAATGATGAGTTACGTCTATAGTTTTGCGTGCCGCCTACCTGGTTCCACACTTCGCACACACTGCTACCCAAAACCAAAACGTTATTTGCTCGCCCTGGCAACCTGTGAACGCCGACCACGAAGTCAGGTTTGGTTTGTAGCGCGAACTCCCCACCATTGGCCGCAGTTATTTGAGTGATCGCAGTAGCGCTGCTGTATTCAAAAACATACCAGTTTTGCGGGTTTGGGTCTGTTCTCTCAGTGCTTATTAAAAAGTAAGAATTATGATAACTAACATACTGAGGAGTATAGCTATACGTAGAAGGGATATTTTGAGCTGTTAACGCGCTATCAGTTGACCAGTTATAGATATAAGCGTCTGTGCCGTCAACAATGCATATTTGACTACTTAGGTTTTCATCAATATAAACTTTGCTACTTGTTCCGCTTAGTCCGCCTAGAAACTTGTAAGTTAAGTCGCTATCAATACGAAAAACAGAGTTTCCAACGACTGCGATCATTAAGTCACCGCGTACTGAATGGAACAACGCTCTTCCCTGTGATTCACCTGGGAAATTAACTATTTTTTTCCAGCCAGCAAAAGACACCAGCCAGTTATCAGATATATACATGTTAATAGTCTTTTCATCTGATATTTTTTTATAGCGCCCAAATGTGGAGCCGCCAACTATATTTACTGGTAAGTCTGGCATTTATAGTCCTTAAGGAAGGTACCCTCTACCTAAATTTGCCCACGCAAATCCAAAAGATGCTTGTGTTCCTAACGTACTTTGCTTTCTAAGTCTCATGTCAAGCGGGCGTGAATTCTTGTTTATCAAGTCTCTGTAATGCTGCAATTGTTTCGCAACACCCTGAGGGGTTGGCTTGTTGTATTCTGTGCAAATCCTATCAGCCAAAGCATAACGCAGATAAGTTATGTAAAATCTATCAAGCGTGTCTTCTAAATCATCATTTATAACTACAGAAGACAGAGCAAATGTGCCGTTTATTGTGAATGTATAGGCTTGGTCAGGATAGAAATATAGATATATTTTAGAGCCACCTTTAATGCGCTCATAGAAATATTGATACGGCAAAGAGTCAATAGTTAGCGCTCTTCCTTCACCCTGATACTTATCTCTTTTGACAAAAGTGACTGGGTATCTGACCTCGTCTTTAACAAACGTTAAAGTATCTATGTCTATTAAGTCGGTTATCTCGTAAGTTTCTTGCCCGACTACAGCATCAAATGTTGAAACGGTTTCATAAGGAACCATTCCCATATCAATGCGAGATTCCAAAAGAAGATCGTTAAGCCAGCCTAGCGCATCGGATGCTTCCGCGCCGCTAACTGTTTCGAACTCACGAGCAACAATACCCGAGGCGTAATACGCCCCGGTTATCAACTGCAAGACTTTATAAGTCATTAAAGAATATCCTCATAACCTTGCACTGTTAAAGTTAATGCATCAGAGCCATTATCAACTTTGTATAAGATTTTAGGTACACCACTATCTAAATCAGATGGCACAGTCGCAACGCCATTTTGAGCCGCAGCAACACCACATCCATACTGAATCCAACCATCAGTCGCAGAGCTACCGAAAGGCTTTAAGTGACAGTCGTTAGTAGCTGAGTTAGGAGTATAAGCAAGCTTCATGTGTACACGACACTTGATTGGTGGAACGCTGGTTGCTAAGTCTACAGCTGTGTAAGTAGTAGCTGCGCCACCAGATAATTCACTGATAGCAACGTCGTAGTACATGTTGCGTATAACACCATCGCCGTATTGAATGAAAGCCAATAAATCAGCAGTGCCATCAGTTAACACGTAGCCAATTCTGCGATACATGTCGTAACCAGCAGGTAAAGATGGAGCACTGTTAGAAGCTAATGAATAAACAGCGGCGCCAGCATTGTAACCAGTTGAGTCACCGATAGCATAAACTGCATACATTGTGCTATTAGCAGCAGAACCAGTATCTAAGCCGTTAGCGCCGTTTACGGAGATATCTACAGTTAAAGCAGATGCAACAACGATATCGTTTACATTGCTGCTGTTGCTACATGCGCCAGCAGATACAGTGATGTTTTCATCATCTACATGTGTAAGCTCTAAACCGTTAACGTATTCAACGCGATCATTTACGATTGGGGTATTAGCCATTTCTTAATCCTCATGAAGTAACAGCCCTTTCGGGCTGCAAGTTAATTAGTGGTTAGCTTATAAAGGAAGTGCAATTTTCATCGAATATTCAGGTACCAACACTTTCCCCCATATCGCATCGTGTACGATACCTCTTTGGTTTTGACCAAACAAAGAACCGTAGTACATACGAATTGATGCGCCACTGTCTGCATCTTGGCTGATTGCAGTTGGGAAAGGTACTTCTTCTGGCAATCTTGGCATACCCATAAATAAAGCTTTACCACTGTAAATCAAACCGCATCTGTGAGAAGGCAATACAGTACATTGCATACCCGCAACGATGTCTTGATTGATGTTTTGGTCTGAGCCAGCAGTTGGCTGTAAAGGAGGATATACGCTAACTGTTACTTGGCTGCCGCCTGTGCTAGCTGCGTTTGCAGTTGCTCTGAACTGCACAGGGCTTTGAGATACGTTATGACCGATGAAAGTCAAGAATCTCATGTTATCGTGACCGCTTACGCCATCAGAGAACTGAAAACTATCATACAGTTTAACTGAATCAGCATCACTAGCAGCATTTGTGCCGCTGAAAGTAATATCAGTAATCGCGCCAGCAGCATTTTTAGTAGTTGACACAACTGTTAATGTAGAACCCTGCTGACCTTCAGTGCCTGCTGTGTGGACTGGTAATAAGTTAGACTCATACCAATCACAGCGAGAGAAAGAACCCAGCTCCCAGCTCATCATTTCGCGTTCATTTTTTTGTGGAACGAATTGATTTAATCCAGTGTTTACAACGCCAGGAACAGTTAAGTTATCTAAATAACCCTTGGTATCTTCTTTAGCTGCGCCAAAATCTCTGAAGTAAGCTAGCGCATTTGCCAACTGACCGTAAGAAGATATTGCGGTAACACCGTCACCATAAAAACGGAATGGGGAAGTTTCAGCGACACCAGCAACGTTTGATTCCATCTTTGTGCCTAGCTCAGCCATTGCACTTTTGCCGAATTTATCCATGTAATCACGAACATTAAAGATAAATTCTTGTGCACTGAACTCATAAGCTACGTTAGCAGCTTGGTCAACTGTTAAAGTTGCTGCTCTTTGGTCAGCGCCCTGGAAAGAAGCAACCAAAGTGTTAGATGTAGTGAATCGAGGAGGTAAATCAAAAGTGATAGAATCACCAAGATTTTTCTCGACGCGATCGAAGTCTTTAAACTTCATGTTAGCTGTGCCAATAAAAGCATAGCTGTTTAATAGTAACGCAAGGTTACTGTCGTTATAAGTCTGTACGGTTTGTAAGACGTTAGTAGCCATTGTAAGAACTCCAGTTCAAGTTTTAAACTTACAATACAGATATAAACGTTTTAACCTCTGAGCCAATCTTGCTTTCTCAAATCTCTTACGCCCAAGTCTGTACTGTTTCCAGATACTTGTGAAGGCTGCATTCTGTCGAGTGGAGCAGGTATATCATTTTGCTTTGACTGCTCTATTGCTTGCTGATTAGTGCTAATGCTTTTTGCTAAGCTATTCAATCTCTGCTCAGCTAGCTGTGGATATTCTTTAGCTAAAACTGCCATCTGTGCGAGCTTGTCTTCATTTTTATGAAGCTCGTAAATCACATCGGAAGCGTTATCTATTCCAGAAATTAAAAAGTTCATTTCCGGGAAATCCTCAGGTCGATATCTTGAAACAACTTCATCAAAATCAGCGTATTTCTCTTTGCCTTTTGACATGTGATTCATGTAATTACTGGCAGCTAACTCAACTTGTTGTCTAAGTGCATCTTGCTGCTGCTTACGCTCAAGCTCTTGTTGTTGACGATTCAAGTTTTCCATTATTTGTTGTTGGATAGCATTGATATCAACATTCTGACCTTGTGCTTGCGGCTGCTCTGGCGACATAGATTGCTGCATGTTTGATGCTTTTTGCTGCAACTCTGCTTCCATTTGGCGCCTAGCTCTTTCTGCTGCTTCTGCCCGTGTTCTACCGACTAACGCATTAACTTCATCTTGCGAGAACGTACGCGCTTCTTTTGGCGCTTCTTGCTCTTGCTGCATTTCCTCACTCATACCGCCTCCCACTATCACCGCGTGACCGTTCTTACCTGTGCTCGTCACAGTTACCGCCGGGTTTTACCGACCCCGGAACGTAATTACCCCAAATCGGGTTTGTTATATCAATTCTAGTAGTTATTATGATTTTAGGCAAGAATATATACAAAAGTGACGTAAATTGTCAGAAAGTGACGCAAATAAATGATAGTAATGCGTTTGATTCGGTTTTTGATTGACAAATAAAAGAAATAATGAGGAACTTACAGTTGTAATAGCCAAAAAAAAGGGCGGTACTTCTCCCAAAGTTCCGCCCTTATCAGTAGCCGATTACTATTTACCACATGTTGGGCATTTTTTCACCGTCTTTTTAGCTTCTGTTTTCTTTTTTGTTTCAGATTTCTTTAGCACTTTGTTTGCAGCTCTGTCTATCTTCTCGAGTTCTGCCTTGGACATTTTGCCTTTATCAAACTGTTGTTGCGCCCGTGCTTTTGCATTAGCTGCCCTTGCTTTTGTGTCCACGGGATACTTGCGTTTTTTAGGTTCTGCAAATTCACTGGCGGGCAATTTCTTTCTTTGTTTTGTAGTAAGCTTAGCCATTTTTATCTTCCTCGTTTTGTATAGCTTGCTTTTGCAACATAGCAAAGTCTTTCATTAACTCTACATTGCTGCGCAAGTTTTCCGCCTCGATTCGCTGTTGCTCAAGCATGTTATCTACATCTTCTCTCTGTATTTTAGCGAGTAGCTCAGCTGTATCTAAATCAAGTTTCTCTTGTTTTGCTGTTGCGTCTGCTGCGGCTTTCTGCGCTTCTAATTCAAGCTTGGCTTGTTCAAGTTCAGACTTACTAAGCCCCTGAGCTTCTTTCATTGCTTTCATTGCGTCAGCTTGGTCTTTTTGTACTTCTGCTTGCGCTTTAGCTTGCTGCACTTGCATTTGCTGTTGCATTACTTCTTGCTGCATTTGTGATTGCTGCTGTTGTCTTTGCTCAAGCTCACGCTCAAACTCTTGCGCTTTCTCTTTTAGCTCTTCAATGCCGCGAACTTCAATGTTATCAAGAATGAAGTTTAAGCCTTTTGTGTTGATAAAGTCTGCAAAAGTCGGCGATGCTTGCATCAATTGCGTGATAGTTCTTAAGCTTGCTTCTTTTTGAAGTGCGAAGTTAACACCAGTTTCAACTTTTACTTGAAGCGACTTAGAGTCGTACTTCATGTCAATAGAGCCTTCTTTTCCCGGTGCATTAATCACAACATAATCACGCTTGCCGCTTGGTGTTAGAACGGGGATTGTTCGGGGGGTTCTGTAGTACTTTGGTATTAAGTCAGTGATTATTTGCGCGACTCTGTTTAGCCCTTTTATGTAGCCAATGAGATAAGGCACACTTGCGTTATTTGACTGTATAGCGCCATTGTTGATTGCAATGCCACTTAGCTGATTGTCGTTAATGCCGAGAGCTGCATCATACGAACCTAGAATTGATTGTGTCGTACTGTCACACATTTGGAATGTTGCCATGATATCTGGCGGAATTTGTGCTCTTTGGACTTCGCGAGGAGGGGGTAGTACTTGAGTAGGGTCGCCATCGTTATAGTGTTTGTAAATCAGTGTATCTGCTTTTTGCACGTTCTGATAAGCGTCTAAGTACGTTACGTTATCAGGCAATGCTTCTTGAGCGACAACCCACTTGTGTTGAACAATGTTTTCTAGTTCGCCGCCGAGGGACTGACCCGAGTAGTTTTTTAGTCTTTGGGCGCCTTTTGCGTGATAGACGTATGGTCTTGTGACTTGTTGATATGAGTGTCCAGAAGACAGTTTAACGCTGTTGCCGTCTACAAAAACTAGGGGTAAATGCTCGTAGTTTGTGGGCGCTACATCTAACATTTGATTTTCGCAAAATCGATATCTAACTATTGTTTCTTTCCAGCTTTTACGTGATTTTTCGATCGCTGGGGGCTGCTCTAAAAGTCCCGATTCTTCCCATCTTTCTAGTAGTTCTTTGTATTGATCGTCTGTTACTGTTAAACCGTTTGTCAGCTTGTGTATTGTCATAGGACGCATTTGTTTTTCATAGTAATCACAGATTAAAACTATGTCGTCTGAATCGCCCATGTATGACCAGCTAAAACCCTCTATTGACTTTGATAGCGCCATGCCTTCTGTTGCTTTTTTGCCGTATCGAGCCTCAAAGTCTTTTCTTGTTTTTGGGTAGAGTTGAAAGCAGTATTTACCGTCACCCTTGTGCGAATCTTGTGCCATAGGGTCAAAGCCGCACAGCAGTGGGCTGAATGGTCTCCCAACAAAAATGTTTTGGTCGAACGACATGTTGTTGATGTAATCTGTGTAAACTTCGAATACTGAGAAGCCACCGCCTAGCAAATCGCTGTAGATGTCGTATTCTAGCTTGTCGTTAGATGCGTCAAAGAAAATTGCTCTTAAGTGTGCTTCTACTGTCTTGATTACGTCGCTGAATGCGTTGTTAATCATGTAAGCCGGAATTCCATCAGCTGCCCTGACTATCAGACTCGGCTGCTGCTTTGCGAACTCTCCCCGCAATCTACTAATATATGCTTCTAATATATTGAACTCTAAAGTTGGCTTTCCAAGTTCTTCTAGTGTTTGTCTGTCTTGCTGTGTCAGTGCTTCGTAAAAAACAAAGCTCATGAATTCAGTGTAGCGCTCGTAGTTTTTCTTGAAGAATCTGTTTGAGTCTTCAACGTTGCATTTTAGCTCTGCTAATCTGTCTCTGTGTTTCTTTGCTATGTCTGTCATAATATACTCGCTCGTCGTCGCTGTAGTGATCGCGAAATTGCTTGTTCTTTTAAGCTGTCAACTTTAGCATTTTTATTGCTTTTTATATTAGCTAAAGATTTATCTATTAGTGATATTTTTACCGCGTCTGCTAATGTGTCGCAATTAGAAACAAGAATATTATTAGCATAGTAAACCCCGTCCTCTTCAACTGTCAGATTGTAAACATCTCTTCGGATAGCATTTTCTTGAGCAATATTTTGGGATTTTGTTTTTAGACGTTGACTTTTTTCTACTAAAATCTGTCCCGCATGAGACGCATTTGTAATTGACGATCGGCAAGTTCCTTCTTCTAAATCTGCCATGGCATGCGTCCGAGCAAAATTTAGCTCCCCTTGGGTTTCTATGTGAGAAATCTTTGCTGCATTCAGTGCAAACCGATATTCTTTCGTAAAAAATCTTATGAGCGCATTTTTTAGCGTTTTCAGAATGCCAAGCCCTTCCCTCTTCACTTTTATGCCACAATCTTGCTGCTTCTTGAGCCTTTTTAAAATTCGCGATTCCTTCTTCTGACTTTGCGTATTCTTGTTTTTGCTTCTTATGCTCAGGCATATGTTGCTTATGCGAAATACACTCAAGATTGTCATAGTCGTTATTAAAACAGTCGCCATCTTTATGATGAATGATATAGCCTTTAGGAACTCTCTGTTTGCTATAAAATTCCCAAATCGCAACATGCAGACCTTTAGCGCCTTTTCTTCCCTCGTTGCTTTTTGACTGAGAGAGATAATACCTTCCCGCCCCCATAAGTCTATATTTGATTCCGTTGAAAATAATAACTTTCTTAATCGCCACTCCGCTAACTCCTTCATGCAAAAAAGACTTATCTTATCCGCATCATTTAGAGTGTCAATATCATAGAAATTATTTTCTGAGAATACCTTGTGTTTGAGGGTGGCAGTTAATCCGAATTTATTTATAACTTCTGCGTTGCGCTTTGTTAATCCGCAGTTTAGTACTTTTCTCAAACCAAACGGGGTTATGACGATATCACCAATATTTATATCTTGTATCTCTTTATAGCCAAACTTAGTAGCAATTAGCGTGCCTTTTGCAAAGCACACGTCGTCATGGCGATGCGCATCATTCGCCGTTATTTTGCTCATGTGTTCAATACAAGCGCTAATGTGACGCGCACCAGTAGTATAGCTTACTTGTTTACCAGCGACATACGGCTGTATTTCAATAAAGCGTTGTGTTTTGCTGCCACTTGCTCTGTTTCTGTCGATGTCTCTAATCTGAATCGAGCGCATTTCAGATAGCGCGCTTACTAGCGTAACGCCCGTTGATTTCTTCTCAATTGCAGCTACAACTGGCGGCATTTTGTGTCTCATGCAGTCTTGATAAAAGCTTAGGAATTCATTTTGCAAGTCTTTTGGCTCTACTCTTATTTCATGTGTGTCTAGCCAATGCAGACCTAGTTTTCCAGTTTTGAAACCGAATTCTTCGATTTCATAGACACCCCAAAAGCTAAATACTGTTGCGTCGTTCCAGGTTTTACTTGTTTCTGCTGTGTCTGCTGTGATGAATGTTGTTATTAGCTCTGGTTCTTCGTCTAGTGCGATGAACCACTCTGGTTTGAATAGCGCGCCGCCGGCGGGGACTGGGTCTTGTTGATATTGAGAGCTAAAAACATACGGGTCGGTTTCTTGTCGCTTTAATAGCATCTCTAAAGGGAATGCTTCTGGATATAATGCATTACCCGCAGCATCGATCGACGGCATGATTATTTTTTTCCAGTCGTGACCATCTTTGCCTTCTATCATGTAGTTAGCTATATCTGCTTCATGGACACGTTGCCCAATAAATATAATTGGGACATTGACCCCTCTGGGTCTTTGCATGATTGTTTCAGTGTAGTTAGTGATTACATTTTTTCTCATTGTATCAGAGTGCGCTTCGTCAACTTTGTGTAAGTCATCACATATAACAGCGCCAGAAAAACGATCTAATCCCGGTAATCCGGCATCGGAACCTACAATACTTGACGCTGAGCCAAATGCTGCAACTACACCGTTTTCAGTTGTCATGAAGATATCTTTTGCTTTCGAGTCTGACCTTATCTTTACACCGAATAAAAAACTATACTCTCTAAGCGACATTACACGTCTTATAAACTCAGTTTGTTTTGCGCTCAGCGATTTACTATAGCTGATGAACATGAACCTGCAATCGGGATAATGAGCAAAACACCAAGCAACCCACATACTAAGCATAGTTGATTTTGCGTGGCCTGGTGGAACGTTTATAAGCAATCTTTGCTCTTTATTTTGCATTCTAAAAAGCTGAGTAAGTTCCCTTGCTATTGTAATAAAATGCGATTCACGACCGACAGGCGCGCTTATAATGAAATCTCTTGAAGTAGCAAGCTTGAAAAAAAATCTGGTGAACTCTAAAAAAGAGCCTAACAGCTCAGCGCGCAACTTTTCCGTTTCTAAATCGATTTTCATGGGCATTTATTTTTTGCTACGAGGAGCGCACCTTTTATGTTTCTTTTATTTAGACAAAATAAAAAAAGAAAAATGAAATCAATAATCTTTTTTAGCGCTAGCTTCAAGCTGCGCTCTAAGTTCGAGAAGTTCTTGCTTAAGCTTTTCATTGTCCCCTTGCAATTCTTCAACTAGCTTTTGATCACCGTAAATTTTTGGTGCAAGCTTCGACGCATACCATTTTCTATTCTGAGCTTTAGCAATTGCAATAGAAGCCGATGGGGAATCAATACGCTCATTTCCTCTTTCATCATAATAAGTTCTTAGCGATTCTTCGATTGTATCATCCAATTCTTCGACTGATATATCTATCTGAGAGCGCTTCGCTTCAAAATATTTAGTTCGGAAGTTTTGGTGCCGCCAAAGCCATTTTCTAATTGTTGATTCATCTGGAAAATCACTGTCTTCTTTGCAAAGCTTTCTAAGCGAACAATTACGAGTTGCAATTGCATCACATATGCGCTCACCAAGCTTCTCAGTAAATTTTGTTGGCGCACCCATTTTT